TATGCACTTAAAACGTTTACTCTAAAACAATTTGATTTGATTCGAAGGGACATGATTGAAAAGGTGCGTCACGGAAACGCTAAAGAAAAAGCAGAGGGCATGACTAATATGTTTAGATATGCTACGGCTATGGGTCTTTCTGGCGCAACAGTTCAACAAGCAAAAGACATACTAACAAAAGGTGAGCTAGATCCTGAAAGCTTTCCAGACGATGTGTTCGAAAGTTTAATGTCAATCCTGATGTTTAGCAAATACTCTAGGGAAAGATATTTAGAGCAGGGTAACGTAGGAACATTCGTTGCGTCACAGGTTGTCACTGTTCCTGCTGCGGAGTTACTAGATAAGTCAGTAAAAGGTGTCATGGCAATGACTGAAGAGGACGCTAAAGCCGAAAAAGCTGTGGCAACAGCAGTCAAAAATATTCCTATTGTTGGTAAACAAGCATACTACTGGCTCTTCGGCGGCGCTGAACGAAAACTAGAGTACGAAGCAAAGCAAAAAGCTAAAGAACGCAGTGAAGAACTTAAAAAGGCAGGGATTAACTAAACAATAAAGCGGCCTCCTAAGAGACCGCTTAGTTTACTTTAGATCTCGCAAGCGCCTCCTACGCAAGCCAGTGTCTGAGCACCTTCTGTTTTATCCTCGTGCTCTACGATGTCCCAGTCGATAACCTTGGGTATGTCCTTCACTAGCTTGTTGTAGGTGGCCTTGTCAATCTCCTCATACGGTGCTTGTTGGTACGTGTGTTCTGAGTACGGCAAGAAGCTGATCCCGGACACGTCATCGAAGTTGTTATACAACCACTGTCCTACCTCCATGAACTCCGAGTCCTTGTAGTACACAGTAATGCTCGGCTTATGTTCACACCAGTAATCCTGATAGATCTTCCACAACCGTAGCTGTTCCATAGCACCCATCTCTGAGGTGCATATAGCGCCCTCTGGAGCCTTCTGTACGAAACTGAATACCTTTGTGTTAGGTGACATCACATCGTCCTCTACGGGCACACCAGCGGCCTCTAACACACGGCATAACGGATCGTCAGCAGAACCTCTTACTCGTCGAATGTACTGTGGCGAGAACCGTGGGTGAATTCCAGAAGCAGAATCAACAAGCTGACTGACAGTACCGCTGGGCTTAACAGCAGTAACAGCAGTAGAAGGATTAACCCCAAGCTTAGCAGCCCATTCTTTATTCGCCTGTATAGTTTCTTGGCGCAGTTCAGCAAGCCACTTCTTAAGTTGTTTAGCATCTCCATCGTCTCCTACAGTGTCACGTCCTGACAGTACAGGGTGATCCATAATACCTGTTAACGACACACCCAGCAGTGCTTCTTCCTCCGTGTTATCTTTCCACACCTTGCGCAGGTAACGGAAGTCTGTCAGTGTCGCCTGAAGAGTTCCAAGGATAGCCGCAACTCGTACTTTTCGTTTGAGATCTTTGAGACTATCGGATGGCCTAACAACAACTTCCGATAGGTTACAGAATTGATAAGGACGGAGGATAATTTCTGAGCAAGGGTTCGTCCCAAAGTCCCAGTCAGCATCTCTTCTGCCGTTCTTTGCAGCTTGCTTCTGACTTGCGACCCGGCTGAACATTCCTCGTTCTCCTGAGTACGACTCATACAGGCTCTTCCATTCGTTTAAGAAAGCAGGGAAGTCAGGCTTCTCTGTGTAACACGCCGAGTTATTTGCTAGACCCCGTTGCGGGTTGTCCACCCACCATTGTCCTGTCTTAGCTCGTCGGATTCGATCATCGGTAAGATTACTGAGACTGATGAGTGCACTTCGCCTAACTCCTCCGACAACGACGATCTGCGCAATCTTACAGCAGATATCGTGACACTCGATGGAACTAAGCTTTCGTCCAGAAGCTGCTCGAAAGACTTCAACGGTGAAGCGGAACAAATCCTCAAGAGGTTCTGGGCCAGACGCTCTGCCGCCAAAGGTTCTGAGGGTTGCACCAGAAGGTCGTACTCTGCTTGTATCCCACTTTGGCACTTGACCTGTATAGAGCATGGCAATAAGCTCTCGGTATGCCTTTGCCCATCCAATTTTGCTGTCCGCGACGTGTACAACACTCTCCGTGTCATGAAAGTCCTCCGCTACTTCTGGTAGTTTAGATATGTACTGGCGTTCAACACTGAAGCCAACACCTGTGCCGCACATAAGTACGTACATCATTTCATCAAATGCTTTGGGGTGATCTATCGGCAGATAGCTACAGTTAAACCCGGCTACGTTATCACGATCCAGTGCTTCACCTGCTGTCATCAACGCTCGCATCGAAGGCATGACGTTAAGCGATTCAATCTCTTTGGTTATCGTCTTTGCGTCTGTCTCGTCTAACTTACCCTTGCCCACCCAGTAGTTAACGTAACGCGCTACTGTTTCGTCCCAGTTCTCACGGCGCTTTTCGTTAGGCAAGTACCTAGCATAGCGTGACTTGTGTATGTACTGTTGATATGCGTCCATTATCTTTCCTCTAATTGTTTAATGATCTTCTTGCGGTCGTCTTCGTTCATCCGTGACCACTGTGCTATCTCGTTGCGTGTTCTCTTGCAGCTAACACAGCGTTCGTTCACGAGCCTACACTGGCTAACACAAGGGGTTATCACTCACCGCCTCCTAGTATCCCTTCCATGATACTGTCCTTGCCCATTGATAGTAACATATAAGCGCCGTCAGGGTAGTTAACGGTTGATGCTACAGCCAGTGCTGCGCCTTCAACAAACGTTACAACCACAGCCTGTATCTCAACTCCTTCTGCTTCTTCTTCTGCACAATGTTCAGCTAACAGTTGGAACATCTCAGAGGCTTTGCTCTCGTTCTCTGTTGGCTTACCGAAGTTACCCTCAACGACTTTCATTATTCCTTCCTCGCTTTCATCATGCAGTCTGCTTGATAATATGCAGCATGAGCTATTCTGTCTTCTTCTTTGAATCCGTGAAAGTGAGTAAGAAGAATCTTCATAGCTGCCAAAGCAAACTGGTCGCGTATTGTCATAGGCTCTGAAGTGAAGACGACAGAATCTCCGTCTAGTTTAACATGGGTTTTCATAAGTTCTCCTCGATCAAACGATCTAAGTACCAACGCGCCTTACGAAGATCCTCTACTGGTTTGTTCTTGTACTCGTACCGCCAGACGTACTTCTCTACGTTACCCTTGAGATACCCCTTGAACTGCGTAGGTTCCATTGATGCTTTGATAGCGTCGATGCACTCAATATCTCCTGTGTTGTAGTGCTTAGGGCGTGTAACAGGATCTACTGCGCTGACTGGCTCTAGTCCTCCCTGTTTAGTCCAGTACCCTTTGCGGTTCTTGTCCCACTCTTCTGGCGTAGCGTCATCTATTGAGCTGCCGTATGGTACGTTACGATCACTCTTAGTAGTCATCTATCTCTTCCTCCAAGCCGTTAAACTTCTCCATGTTATCCTTTATTCGTTCAGCAAAAGCTATAACAATATCCTCTGAGTTTATTTCTAGTACTTCCAGTAACGTAATCTCGTCGATGTGGTTGCCGATAAGCTCTAGCATTTCGTCGAATGTCCTAGCCATACCGCCTCCGAAGATACGTCATGCTTATAGGCATCTCGTCAAACGCCCCGTCCTGGACTTCGTTAAACATCCATAGCCCAGACCATGATCCGTTCGTCTGTGGGTTTAAGTACTCCTCATCGTGTTGGTAATAGATGCCTGCAAACAGCGCAGTCATTCTCTTTCCTGATGCGTCTCGGTCGAATGCAATGTCTCTGTCTTGCACGTGTCCCATGACGGCTGACATGTGTTTCTTTTGGAGTAAAAGCTTTGCATTGCTGACTGGCCTACCCATGACCCCGCTAGTAAAGTAATGGCAATAAGCAACACCATCAATAATAACTGGCTGAAGAAACGGATAAACTTCCCAATCTTTGAGGTTAAGATCTTCATAGCTCATCAGTCCTTCAAGCTTTGCATCGTTCTCTACTGCACGTTCAATGCGGTTCTCATGGTTGCCCAGTGTAAACACGAACCTTGGTTTCCAGATGCGCTTCTTATGTTTACGTAGACGCTTCTGTTCGTCTCGTATAACTTTCATAAACGCAGTCATTGCTTTGTTACCTGCCTCGATGTCAGCAGCGTAACGCCGTCCTTCAAACGACTTCTTACCTACATCATACGAAGAAAGGCTAGGCATATCCCAATGATCGCCCAAGTGTATAATGACATCAGGCTTAGTAGCAACAGCGTACCGCGCAGCCCATCGAAGATGCTCATAAGACTCTCCCGGTTTGCATTGTGTGTCAGGTATTACTAGATGTCTGGTCACCAGCGAAGTCCTCTTATAACATTCAAAACTTCTCCTAAGCCTTCAGCGTATGCGCTGTCACAGCAGTGTTTTGTTTCATAAAATTTATCTTCAGCTTCTGAAAATAGCTCACCAATGCAGTCGTAAACAACATCCAAAGCGTCTACTGTTTCCATCGACATCACTTTGTTTTCGTCTAGTGCAATAAAAACTTTATTCATTGTCTCCACTCCTCTGGCATGGTTTTGGGCGTGTACCACTTGAAGTCGTGTCGCTCTGCCCAGTCTGACATGCAGTAGAAGCTACCGTCTTTCCTGCGCTTTGCGTCTGGCATTCTGTTGTCTGGGTTTTGGAAGACGAATACCAACTCCTCCGTCCAGCTAAGAGCTTTCTTGACATCGACATACTTGCGCGCCTCTGGTTTGTCACGGAACCTCCCCTTGGCCTCTATGTAATACGTTATACCATCCTGCTCGTACGTGAAGTCAGGGTAATAATTTTTATATTGAACGTAAGAAATGGCACAGGGGTGATAGTCGCAATTGACCAGCACTTGTGCCAGATCCCACTCAAGCCACGAGTCGTAGCCCTTTGGTACGTTACTCAGCGTTCGGCGCATTCCAGATCTCTCCCTCTTTGCGGCGCAGGTATAACAGCCTACCGTTTTCAATGACGCGCTCTTCATCGCCGTACATTTCAACACACACATCATACA